AAAAGATTCAAAAAATTGAAAAAAAAAAAAAAAAAAAAAAAAAAAAAAAAAAAAAAAAAATTTTTTTAACTCTCTTTTTATAAAACCCTTGGGGGGGACAGAAGTTTTATGGGTCTTTTAGATTTGTTATTTGACATTTTGCCATTTTTGGAGTTTTGTTATATCGTAAGTCGTTGATTTTAAAGGACTTACGACTCCGACGCAGTCGGTCATTTAAGGCTTGTAGATAGGAAATTGGATAAAAAAATCAAATTTCCTATCCGGCGCTGTCGTAAGTCGTTTAAAATCAATAGATTAGAGAGGTTAGGACATTTGATCGGTTTAACCCTTTAAAAATCAACAACTTACAGGAGATCGTTAGAAATTCTAACGAATTATTGCACTGCACGAAGTGCAAAAGTGTAAATTGTAAAGTGTCGGAATTCTTTACACTTTTTCATTTGTATGAAAAGTGATTATTTTTCAACACTTTACAAGAAATTATTTGAAAGATTGTATAAAAAGTGTCGGAATTCTTTACAACTTTGCACTGCACGTCGTGCAAAAAGAGTTGCAATTTCTTATATGTGGGTAATTTTTTATCGCCTACAGTCATGCAGTGTTTCACGCAGTTGTAATTTTTTATTGCCAATTTTCCCTGTTTGGCACACAGGTTGCATTAATTAATTTCAGAGTTTGCAAAATTAAAAAAATTGCAGACCAGTTATTTGACAATCTAAAGGCTTTTCACAGTGTGCAAAGTGAAATTAGCTGAGAAAACAGAATTGACAATTCTGGATTGTGGAATTAACCACAAAACAGGCACAAATTAACCAAAAAGGTGACCATGTAAAGCACACAACACAGGCGAAGACAGACGAGAGATTTTGTCAGCCGAAATAAGCCCCCGGATACGTTCGGAATGTTAACGTTTAAGAAATGGCAAAGGTCGCGTAAAAGAGCCGGGTTTTAATTATAGCCTGATAGATGAGTAATTATCTATGTGTACGAAATATAAGCATTACAGGGAAGCAGAACCTGTTCGGACGTTGTACAAAGTTTTAACCGCATAGATTGAATAATGGCTTATTAAACTATGCGGTTAGGGAATTGTATAATTTAACTTAAAAAATAACTAATCGGTCTAAGACCGGAAAGGAAGTGCATATGTTAGTCACAAAAAGAACAGCAGGAAGTAAAGGTGAAAATCCACAGGATATTATCGTAGACTTTACAGATGGTAAGGAAGCGGACATTTTGAACGAAGCAATGAACAGCATTATCATTGCATACAGAACCTATGCCAGACAAGGGAAATTACCTGCATGGGCAAGCATGAATGACAAGGGACAGGTCATGATTAAATTTACGGATTATGTCAATCCAGCGAAAATCGACCGACAGGCAGCATTCAAGGCTAAGGTAGAAGCACTGGAGAAAAAATTACTTGCATCCGGAATGTCGCAGGAGGATGTTAATGTTCTGCTAAACACGCTCAAATAATTGACCAGATGACCAAATGGGTGCAGGGTTAGATTATGTCTTATCTTATCTTACCTGCGCCCATTGAAAGGATAGATCATGAAAGGAGATAAGAATGTTAATATTAGTTAACAATAACCGTACCGAATGTTATCACACAAATATAGACAAGCATCCTATCGCATCGATGATAGAGTTCATCTCAGATATAATACCTAACGTCGAGATATTAAAAATTAGATCTAGCAGAATAGATGGACATTACTATACAATAGCGTGGATTAACGAAAGGAGCACGTTATGACTAATAACTTCTGGTGTGACTTTTGCCAAAAATGGAGAAATTCTCACCTCGCAGCTTATTGTGACCAATGTAATACCTTACACTGCACGGAGTGCACAATTGACCATGAAGACGAAGAGGGGAACTTAATTAAAACTTTGTGCTTTGAATGTCAGGAGAAGGAGAAGGAGTAGTTAAATTCTTCAACCAAAGGTACGTTAAATTAAACCATTAACCATTCAATGGACGAAGTTAGGTAAGGCAGCAGGAAGAAAAAGAATTAAAAAAACTTCTCAATTCTTAAGCACAGTTCTAACTACCTTGGTTTGAAATTCAAACGCTCTAGGCATCAGGCTAAGGTAGTTATGGAAGTACTTAAAGGTTAGGTAGATAGGAAAGAAGATGAACGATAAGGAAGAAGAAAGATTAAATAACCTCCTACGTATAACGACGTCAATCATATTCGGCTCTGATGGCCGAGTGATAGCTCAGGAGTATGTGAGGCAGTTTTTAGACGACCTTAGACATGAGTTAAGAAAGATGTTAGCAGAAAAGAAGGAAGATGAGTATAAGAAAACTAATCCACAGGCGTTATTTTTAACTCCTCAAGCTTATCTAGGCTCCCTTTGCATAGGGGATTTTTTACTAGAGCAAATTGAGCGAAAGAGAAAACAAATCACTACGTTAAATGCAGAACTTAGATTGCTTGAAAATTCATTTGAGCTTCAACAACGCCAAGCTATGCGGTCATACGTAACAGATAAGAACATTGCTTCGGGAGCTAATGTTACTAAATTACCTATGGTAAAGCGTAAAGAGAAAGTCGTAAACACCAAGGAGAATACACTAACAACCTTGTCATTTAATGACAAACTAGCATTATTACAAATGCTAGAGTCTACCTATTTACCAAAGGAGAATAACTTATGGCGTTCTTAACAATTTTAACCGTATGGTTGATCTTCTCAATAATGTCCACAGAAGGAAAGGGGAAATAACGTGTTTAATCAAGAAAGTCTTCGACTACTTGAACATATTCAAGCCATTCAAGAACTCGCAGAACAAATAAGGGCAGTTGCTAAGATGGCAAAGAGGAAAGGAAGAGAGACAGTATCCTATTCCCTACTATCTTACTGGGCTTGACTACTGGAAACCATTGCAGGAGTGATGGAGGATGATAACCACAACAATTGCTTAGATAATAACAAGGAGAACTTCAATGACTGATGTTACTGAAATAAGAGCTAGGAGTCCTAAGATTAATGAACTAAAAAACTCTGACTTAATAAATCAACTAATTACTGCCTCTGCAAGTATAACCAGTTTAATCAGTAGATATGACGGATGCAGAGTTCAACTACTTACCATAATTAACCTTATTGTTGACCGTGGAATGTGCGTTAAAATAGATTCAACCTGCTGTGAACTAGAACACCCTGACTTTGACGATTGCGTAGCCTGCTGGGATAAGTTAACAAGAAAAGAAAGAGAGAGAGAGAGGTAATTCAATGCGTAAATCAACCCTAACAATCCCCACGCCGGAAAGCTGTAGTGAGTGCTCATTCAAGATAGTATTCATAGGCCCTGACGATAAAATACAGTTCCGCTGTGGAGGTGACAAATCTGTCATTGGACATTTCACCACCGAACGTCATCCAGACTGCCCGCTTGTTGCTTACGGAATTGATACAAAAGGCAACGTTGCAACCTGCCCATGCAAGCCGATGGAAGATACTACGCTCCGTTTACAAGGCGCAGAAGCGGAGATACTGCATTATAAGAAAAAAGCTGAAGAGCTTGAAGAATTAAAGCATAAATCTGGCAAAGGAGCTTTATGAACGAAACATGGTTGGCCAGAATTTTTGTATAAATAATGCAAAAGAACTAATCGCAGAGGAAGCATACAAAGTCGCGGATGCACTGATTGTCTAGTTATTAAAATTGGAGGTATTATGACCATATCAAAAGAGAAACGTGATGATATACGAAAACGTGCGGATGAGGCGTCGCCAGGGCCGTGGCAAAGAAGTCGTTTTGTTGACAAGCCCCAATATAGACGTTGGAGCGCGGAAGAAAAGCAACGAGCCCAAGAGCATGAAGGTAGAACCATTCGCGGCCCAGGCAGGGTAGGTGATCCATCGTGCAATGTTGTCATGCGCATTGATAGAAGTAATTCTGCTGATATCGAATTCATAGCCAATGCCCGCGAAGATATCCCATATTTACTTGACGCGCTGGAAGAGGCGGAAGCGAAATACAACCAGCTATTAGCAAACTTTCCGGCTTGCCCATGCAAGCTACTCCAATCCGTCGAAGCCGAGCGGGATGCGGCGATAGAAGCGATTAAGCGCGACAGGATGCAAATCATGTGAGCACAGTATATCTCTTGGTTTGCGTAGTTATAAATGTAAAAAAAGAACGCCTTGCCAGTCTCCAATAAAGATTGTGATTTTTGGCAATGGCGCGGGATAAAGGCAGGTGCGGAATGATATTCTGGATTAGTATCTTAGTAGCGTTCATCGCAGGACTTATCCTGGGTGCTTGGCTATCTCACCAATCAACAAAAATGGACAGAGACGATTACGAAAGGCAACGTTTTACATATCTGCAAGAAGATCAAGAGGTGGATGATGACTAAATCAACGCTAACACTCCCAACTCCGCGAAGTTGTAGAGAGTGTAAGTTTATGCGAAGTTACCCTAAATATGACAGTTCTCATCAAGTCTATTGTCAAGCGCTGGAATTGCATCTTGATAAGCCTGAGCATGGCCGGCATTCCAAGTGCCCGCTTGTACTGGACGGTGATAAAGATGCTGAGGAGCAGCGCAAGCAGAAGCTTGATCTTCTAGCTAGAAACCTAACGTTGAGTATTGAATTAGACAACGTAAAGAGAGGCCGAGACAACCTCAATGCGCAAATTCAATGGTTATGTGAGAATATAACCTCACGTAAATTCCACGATGATGACGGCATACTAATAGACCGCGTACTATGCCCTACTCACGAATCCATGAATAAGAACTGCAACAACTATGGCTGTGCTAGATGCTGGCATGAAGCTGCTGAAAGGGCAGTGAAAGAATGACATACGAGAAAAGGAACTTGAAACGAAAGGAAAATAATGCCCCAGCTCAAAGAACAACTCTATCGTCTCGCGGACTTAACCTTCCGTGCTCAGATGAAACCAACGAAAGAAAATGTCTCAAAAATCTATAACCTTCTCCGCAAGATACTTGAATCTCTGGAGAAAGGTAATCTTACGCTAGAAGAATAGCAACGATCCCTAAGTAGAGATAAGAATATACCTTATAAATCTTATCTCTGCTTAGATGATTTAAATACTTTTTATAAAATACAAGGGGAAAAAACTTTTTTAAATACCAAAAATCAATATCTGACCTTGACAAACCACCCAAAATGCGGTAAAATTCTGATATGGTTGGAAATTTTTCATCCATGGCATCATACCAGAGCGTTTCTGGAATGCTTAATTTAATTAATTCTTTGCGCCAAGCGCAGAAAGGAACACCAAATGAAAGAAGTTTACATCACAGCCAGCGTACCTGCCCGGAATGAAGATGAAAAGGCCCTCGAAGGAACAATTGTCACAAAATTTCCTGAGATCTCCAATGACTCGGGCGAACCGGTTGACTTTAATCTCGCGTGGAAGGAGATCGAAACTCTGGCCACTCGCGAGACATTACTTAAAATGATCTGGGCATCGTTTAAGATTGACGTCCAATCTCTGATCCGATCACGCCTCAAGGCCGGTCGCTCACTTGAAGACCTCGCAGGAGTCGTACCTGGACAGGAATTTAAGGCTGTCCCAGTTGATCCTAAACAAGCCGCGTACAACTACATCATGTCACTCTCAGCTGAAGAACGTGCGGCGTACATTCGCGAACTCAAGGCAGCAATGGGCTAAGTGTCCTCCTTCTATGAGGGAGTGAGTAACTTCTCTCCCTCCTAGAAGGTTTGAAATTCAAACGAAAGAGAGGAAGGTTTGAGATGAATGAATTAAAGTTTTTCATTGCCGGAACTAAATTTAGAAAAGAAGAAAATCCTTTGCAGTTCAAAGACGCAGAAGTTGATATTCTTGAAGCTTATAACGACTCCAGCGCATACGTAACGTTTAAGCCTCAACCAGATAACACATTTGACCCTTGCGCTGTAATGATTTACCTGGGTGGACTAACCGATGACCACTTCATGGGCTACGTGCCAAAGACTGTAAGTGCTCAAGTATCTGCACTTCTGGAAGTTGAAGATGTATTATCTATCAACCTAACAATCCATGACACACCTAAACTTTATCAAAAATACGAAATAGCTATCGAATGGGAATGACGCCAAAACTCTTACAGAGGAAATAACTATGAACGGAATAGAGATTTTAAAAAACTGCCAGCCTGAAATACAAGACAGCACTAAGCTTTCATGCTTTGCAGAATGCCCAAGAAAATACTTCTTCTCCTACTGCCTGGGCTGGAGACGAGATTGGCTAAATCACGATCTTCACTTCGGTCAATCTTGGCATCTCGGACGCGAACACCAACTACGTCATGGCTACGCGGATGTTGAAGGGGCGTTCTCGGCATTTCTCAAGCACTACCGAACGCAAGTCAATGGCGAGCAAGAAATGGCCTTTGACCCTAAAACCTCCGCACATGCACTTCTTGGGCTTGAAACCTTTGCACTCGAACGAAGCGCAGATGAAATAACTTACTCAATCGTTGAACTTAACAACGTCAAAGCTCTTGAGTTCGCTGGTCACGTACCATTTGATGCTACTCGTACGATCTACTTCAAAATGGACTCCATAGTTCAAACTGAAGAAGGCTTTTACTACTCAATCGACCACAAGACTTCTTCAGCTAAATGGCTTAAAACTGAAGCTTGGGAAAAGTCTTTCAATCTTTCAATACAGAATGGTACTTACACTCATGTACTTTACTCTCTATTCCCGATGGAAAAAGTCCGTGGAGTGATCTTTGACGGCATTGGATTTGAAACTCTTAAACGAGGTTCTGCTCAACGTCCTGCCGGACCTCAAGTAACACTCAATCGCGTTGATGCGTCAAGAACTCCAGAACAAATGGAGTCTTGGTACGTAACTGTCTCAATTCTCTGGAACGAACTAGAAGCTTCATTCAAAGCTCTTGAATCCTGCACAGAACTAGATTCCACGCTTGAAACCTTCCGCCTAAATCCTCATGCTTGTGGATTCTTCAATGGATGTGAGTTTCGTGATTTCTGCGAACTCTGGGCTAACCCACTCGCTCGTTGCGACGTTCCACCTGTAGGATTTAAAGTTTCTCTCTGGGATCCGCGTACAGACTCAGGCGCAACTACTGTACTTGACCCGACCACAAAGTCATTGAAAGGAGTTTCTCATGGAAGCTAAGATAGTTAATGAACTTAAAGAAATCCGCTCACACTACCGAGGAGATAAGCTCCAATCCAGATTCTCTGCTCTTGTGACCGGAGAATCTGGCAGTGGTAAGACCTTCTTGGTCCGCACGTGTCGTCTTCCAATCCACATAGACTCCTTCGACCCAGGTGGTACGAAAGGTCTCCGTGATCTTATCGACTCAGGCGATGTCGTAGCTGACACTCGGTGGGAATCTGAAAATCCCCTCAAGCCTACAAAATTCGCTGAATGGAAACGAGTCACAGAACGTCGTCTTCTAAATGGCTACTTTAATTCTTTCGGCACTTATGTCCTGGACTCCTGCACCACTTGGGGCCAAGCTATAATGAACGACGTACTACTCTCCGCCGGTCAAGTCGGTCAAGCACCTCGCTGGTCTCACGACTATGTCCCTCAGAAGGTCGCAATGGAGACTTACATCCGCAAACTAATGTCTGTCCCGTGTGATTTCTTCCTCCTGGGGCATCTTGAAACTCAAGAAGAAGTAATCGCAGTAGACGCAAAAACAGGAGTGAAGTCCAAAACTACTCAATTCCGCCTAATGATAACAGGAAAAGCACTAATCACTGTCCCACTTCTGTTTGACGAACTTTACGTTCTCGGCACAAGAGAGCGATCAACCGGGCTTGAACGATACATCCTAACCGATGCACAGGGCAAGTACCAAGCGCGTTCCAGGCTGAAAGGAACAGCAAAGCTAAACAAAGAAGAACCTGCTGATGTTAAAGCGATACTCAAAAAAATCGGCTTTGACGCCAGCGACAAGCCAAAATTAAACTTAAACTCAACTGACGATTAAACTTGAAAGGGTAAACAAAATGAGCTTATTAGACTACAGTGAATTCTCAACACCAATCGAAAACTCAGTCGAACCACATACGTTGCCGGATAATTCCGAAGTCATTGTCCGCTGCATTGGGTTTAAAACTGGGACAAAAGAAGGAGACGTAACTAAAGACTGGTTCACCATTCGCTACGATGTTCCTTCCGATCCAATGTGCAATGAATTCCAAGACTTCCACTGGGCACCGTCATCGTATAACGCGCTGGAACCAAAACAGCGCGAACGGTCAATGTACGCAATGAAATGCTTAGCTCAGGCATTCTCAATTGACCTAACTCAGCCATTCTCACTCGAAGAGCTGGTGGGAAAAGAAGCTTTGGCATTATTAGGTATCCGCAAAGGAGATGGGCAATATCCAGACCAAAACGTGATACGTAAATTCATCTAACTCTGTCAGAATTTCAAACGAAGGTGGGGCTTCGGTCTCACCTTCATTGGAGGATAAAATGCCACTTTGGATGTTCTTAGCAATAATTCCTGTAGGCTTGTCAATTATGCTAACTCTTATCTTTACTACAGCTAAAGCATTTGGATTTAACGACTGGAGTTGGCTAATCATTTTCGCGCCAATGTGGGCTATTGGATTGATTGTCTTAATTACTGGCTCATGTGCTATGTTATTTTCTCACTTGGCACAGCGTAAGGCAAGAAACCGTCGGAAGAGACTATGATGCCCCTCAATGTACTTGAAAGACTTAAAGCCTCAATGAGAGAGTATGATAGATTAGCAATCTCAGCTTCAGCTAAGCTAAACAATGCCAAACTCAATGGCGTTGCAGAGGATTTAGTTGAATATAATAAACTACTGGCTAAACAAAGAATAAAAGTTATTGAGATTAAAACTTCCCTAACAGAACTAATTCGTCTCTCCCAGGCAGATATCTCCTGGGACTTACTCATCTTGGAGGACTTCAATGCAACAGTGGAAAAATATAATGAAGTGTTACGCGCTAGAGATGAAACGCCTAATCAAATGGAATGCCTCTGCTGTCATCGTCCAGCCTAAGCTAGATGGAATACGCTGTAGGGCCGTGTACCTAAACGGAGAATGGGTGCTTGTGTCTAGTGGAGAACACCTAATAACTAGCGTACCACATGTGATAAGGGACTTGAATGATGCTTACCATTCACTCGGCGTTAGTGCAAGCTGGCTTAACGAAGATGGAAATATTGAATTCGATGGAGAACTTTACGCTCACGGCTGGCCGCTCGAGAAAATCAACGGCATCTGTTCCCGTCATATCCCTGACTCTGAATCCGAAGGAATCTCCCTACACTTGTTTGACACAATGGGAAGATGGACTCTATGCGCTGATAGGATTGATTCTCTTAGACGGGTACATGATTTCTTTGGAGAAGAACGAGCAGTTAGAGTTGTTAACTCTTACACTATATTTCCCACGGAAGAGACTATTAACAATTCACTAACTTATCATGTAGACAGGGGTTATGAAGGAATAATCATCAGGAATCCAAGTGGCTTGTATGAAAGAAAGCGAAGTGCAAATCTTCTTAAATTCAAGCCAGGGCGCCAAGATGAATATCTCATAATCGGGATGCAGGAAGAAATTTCTGAGTCTGGCAACCCCAAGAACGCACTCGGAGCTCTCATCTGTCAATCTGGAGACGGAAAGACCTTCCGTGTAGGCACTGGATTCACGCGAGCTGACCGTGAAGTACTTTGGGACAAGCGAGATGAGCTAATCAACTCTTGGGCAATTGTCAAGTACCAACAACTAACTGCAGCTAACTCCGTTCCCCGACATGCTGTATTTGTTAGCTGTGCAAAGGAAAGGAGCTACTAATGAGCGTATTTCGTAACTGTAAAGGAGATATTAAGATGAGTAAATCCAAACTTCTCACAGCACTAAGCATTGTTATAGTAATGTGCAGCATGGCTGCCATAGTTACCACTGGCTGTGCATCTTACATAAGTGATGCTAGGACTACAAATTTCTTCTCAGGTGTCACCACAATAACACGGTGTATTGAAGGTAAGTTATTTGCAATGGCCTACATTAATCGTAGCGAGCAAGGTGTAGCAATCTCGCTTGTACAAATTAACCCTCCAACTTCCTGTGAGGACTAGCTTATGCGCTTTGCAATTCTAGGTTTCTTCATTGGAATTATTCTAGTAACAATCTTTCGAGTGGCAACGGGCCTCTTGAAATATCACGACAAACTAATTGACATGAAACAGGATATTGAAAAGGAAAGGAAGAATAACTAACATGGGATATGAACAAGACAGAATCAAAGAACGTGAAGAGCATAGGCAGTTTGTACGCACTATAGTCCGCTGGAGCGTAATTACTTTTATCGCACTAATCGGGCTTAGCACTTCCTGCTCAAGCTTCTACACAGTCCCAAGTGGGAAGCGTGCATTGGTCTTTACTTGGGGAGAAATCACTTCGGTATCCGGAGAAGGTCTTAGGTGGAAAACTCCATGGATTCAGAGTGTAGAAAAAGTTGACATACGCATTCGCAAGGTGGAAACTCCTGCAGATACAGTCTCTAAAGACCTTCAAGCTGTAAGCACCACTGTAGCTCTTAACTACTCTCTAGCCCCAGATAAGCTTAAGGAACTTTACTCTACCATTGGCCTGGATGTAGAACAACGCATCGTAGCTGCGAGAATTCAAGAAACTGTTAAGGCTACCACCGCGCGTTACACTGCTGAAGAACTCATCGCTCAACGTGAGAACGTCCGTGTGGAGATGGTCAACTCACTCACCCAACAACTTCTCGAATACCACATCCTCGTCGCCCCAGGCGGAGTGCAAATCACTAACTTTGACTTCTCCAAAGCATTCAACGAAAGCATCGAAGAGAAACAAATTGCCGAGCAACGTGCGCTTACGGCAAAGAATAACTTAGTCCGTATTGAAGTCGAAGCCGAACAACGTATCACTCAAGCTCGTGGTGAAGCAGAGGCAATTCGTATTCAAGCTGACGCCATACGCGCTCAAGGCGGTAAAGAGTATGTAAATCTCAAAGCTATCGAACGGTGGGATGGAAAGCTTCCTACTTACACCGGTGGCTCAGGACCAATACCCTTCATAGAGGTACGATAGCATGAACCTGGAACGCACAATCGAAATAGCATCATACTGCGATGAATGTGGCGCTGATGTTGCCGCCTCTGAGGATATAACAATCAAATCTTCAGACATCAGAGAAGCTCTAGGCTACGACGCAGGACAGCTTCAGAATGTATTAGACGCTATGAACCACTGGGATCCAGTTAACACAATTAACTTACGATCATACAACCAATGCTATCCAATTCTCAAGAACATTCTTGAAAAGCTGATTGAAAACTAAGGAGAAACCTATGCTAGACATGACAAAAGAAGATTTCAAAGTATTCGTGCAGCGATTCTTAATTAGTGAAGAAGAGATGAGAGAAGAAAAAGCTATTGACTACGCTGGAACAACGGCGTTCACTAATTTCCTCACCTCAGCCAGCATAACAGGCAAAGATCCAATTCAATGCGCATGGGTGTTTATGGCTAAACACTTGGCAAGAGTGCGTAAGGAAATTGACAATAACAACGTTGTCCCAATCGAGTGCCTTAAAGACATTCGAGCATATTGCTTACTCATTGCTGCAATGCAGCATGATCCTTCGAGTGAGGTATTCTAATGTACCACGGCGCTGACTATGTTCCTCGAATAAACTTTACCTGCACGGAAGAGCAACTAACGCGCAGTCAGAGACTTTTCACCAGAAGTAAGTTACGAGGAGACTTACTTCGAAAAGTCTTCGATGATATACTCGACATGGTAGAAGAGCACGGTGAGACCTTTGCTGTTGCTCTCGCCTATTCTCAAGAAGATTCTCTCACAGTCCTCCCACGTGCTCGTCGCGCAGTAGGAATAACTAAGACTCTTCTTGAAGGAGCTAGAAAATGACTCTGGATTCGCTAGACATCAATTCTATCCTGGGCTCTTCTGATGAAGAAGCTCTTGAGATAATTCGTGAAATGCGCTTGACTCGTGTGCAAGGTGCGCAGCTTAGGCGTCAACAAGCAGAGAAATCAACTATAAAGTCCAAATCTCCAGTTGCGCCCAAAGCAAAGGATGCAGTAAAAAACTTAACTCAGCGCGAGAAAGCAGAAATGCTCGCATTTTTAGAATCTATAACTTAAAGGGGAAATAAATGCTTCAAGAAATAGACCGCTCACTTATCATAATGGAATCTCGTACTCGGCAAGAGATGGGTAACCTAGCAGATCTTAAACTCTCAATCCAATCCCAAGGCCTCATTACGCCAATCGCTGTGCAGAAGATGGAAAATGGAAAGTTCAAACTCTTAGCTGGTGGTCGCCGCTTCACATGCCTACTAGAGCTTCCTGAATACCAGCTTATCCCATGCCGAGTCTACGACACTGATACCTCTGGACTTCGTGCGAAAGAAATTGAACTTGACGAAAACGTCTCTCGAAAAGATTTCGAGTATTGGGAACGTGACAACTTGATTCGTGACATTCACACAACAAAACAGCAAATATATGGGAAGAAAGCTCCTGGGCCTACGCGCGAAAATGCTCCAGGCTGGGGTACGTTAGACACAGCTAAAGCTGTGGGACTTACTGGCAAAGGTGATGTCTCAATGGCAATCAAGCGGGCTGAAATGCGAGATAAACATCCTGAGCTATTCCAAGGTGCCGTCACAGCACAGGAAGCTACAAAACGAATTAAGAAACTTGGCGAGCAAGCTGCGGTAGCGAACATGACAGAAAAAGTTAAGGCACTTCCGAGTGACTCAATCCTAAAACGCCTGACTGAATCTTACATCATTGGTGACGCATTGACGGAACTAACCAAACTTCCTGCTGGTGTCTTCCACTTTGCCGAAGTCGATCCACCTTACGGTATCGGCCTTGGCTCAGACGCAGACAAGCGCATTGATGGAGATGCGCAAAAATACCACTCCGAGTATACTGAAATTTCCGACGCAGACTACGGAACATTCCTGCTAACGCTCTGCAAGGAACTCTTCCGAGTAACACACCAGCACTCTTGGACCATCTTATGGCATGTTTACTCACGCCAACAAATGTGTCGCACCGCCCTTGAAGCCGCAGGTTTCTCTGTCTCTCTCGAACCTGCGCTATGGATTAAAACCACTGCTCAAAACCATCAACCTAACTCACGCTTAACTAACGTCTACGAACCATTCCTCGTAGCTTGGAAAGGTGCTCCGACATTAAACATCCCTGGAGCTAACAATTGTTTCATCTGCCAAGGTGTACCTTCTCCTCACCGTATCCACCCTGCTGAACGTCCGCTGGTGTTGATGCAAAATATCTTCCGCACTTTCTGCACAGCAGGTCAACGTGCGTTGATTCCATTTCTCGGCTCAGGCAAGTCACTACTCGCTGCGCAATCTGCGGGAATCTCTGCACTTGGCTTCGACCTAAGTGAGGAGTATAAAAAATCCTATCTCTCCATAATGGATAGGTTTTATAAAGGAGAGAATACCTACTAACTTGGTTTGAAATTCAAACAGAGGAGACGCACAAATGCCTTCACTAACTCACGGAAACCGGACGCCCTTACTAATTCTAGTAGGGGCCTCCCCTACGTTTCAAGACCTTAAAGCTGGAAAAGCGCTACTTGGCTGGCCGCACGGGGAAGTGCTGATTGACTGCCTACGAATGGCCGGACTTACAATAAACGACTGCCTCTTCACCAACATTACTGACAAAGCAGGACATAAGGCAAGTGAAGAAGAGATAGCCACCTGCTTAGACTCTCTACCATCCACGGGTATCATAGTTCCTCTAGGCAATGATGCACTCCAAGCATTGTGTATGAGAGATAAGATAACAAAATGGAGAGGGAGTTATCTAAGCCTCTACGACCGAGTCTTTATCCCAACACTATCTCCGGCTAGTGTAAGTAACTTACAAGCCCCACAACCATTGAATAGGTGGTTAATTGCTGAAGATCTAAAACGTGCTCGCTACTACGCAGATGGAAATGTCCCTAACTCGTATGATGTTAAAGTCTCGCCTACATTTATAGGCGCAATGGACTTCATCCAACAAGCTAGGGCTACAGCTAAGATTTCTCAATCACCAGTCTCAATTGACATTGAGGTCATTAACAAAGCACTAGACTGTTTCTCAGTTGGCTATCTTTCTAACTCAAACAAGCCTATAGCTATGTGCATCCCTCTCAACATCGGCGGGCAAAATTATTTCCCTGAAGAAGATGAGCTTGCGATAATGATTGAACTTGCTAAGCTAATAGAAGATAAAGATGTTACAAAGATAGGGGCTAATTTTATCTTTGATCTTCAATTCTTCCTCCACCACTACGGCATAATTCCAAGGGGCGAACTTCACTGCACGCAAATTGCGCAGAAAATCTTAGCCCCAGACTATCCAGCTGGCCTTGATTTTGTCACCTCAATGCACACCGACATTCCTTATTACAAAGCCGATGGAAAGCAGTGGATGAAGAAGGACATTGGTGACGTTAATGTCTGGTGGCACTACAATGGCATGGACTCAATCGCACCTATTGTAGCACATCCTAAACAAATGCAAGAACTTTCACGCCAAGGAAATCTTGACACCTATAACTTTCAAAGAAAACTAATCGAACCCCTCATCTATTGTGCTGAACATGGCATCAAGTGCGACACGGAAGGCATGAGTATATTTAAAGACACCGAACGTGCACGCTTGGACGTGATGCTTAACGAGTGGAATGAACTAACGGGAGGAGTAAATGCGCAAAGTCCTAAACAATTGCTAGAGTTGTTCTACACCCGACTTGGGCTACCCCCATACATCAATCGCAAGACAGGAAAACCTGCTACAGACGCAGATGCGCTTAAACGAATTGTTCGCAAACGTAGCACTGGAGCTAGAGAAGCTCAGCTCGTATTGGACATGCGAGGATTACAGAAACGAATTAGCACGTATCTCTCACTGCCTAAGGTCGACCCAGATGGATATTATCGCGCTTCTTTTAAACCCGTTGGCACTGAGACCGGAAGAATATCGTCAGGAGAAACCATTTACGGGGCCGGCGGAAATCTTCAGAATTGGCCTCACGACCTTCAGCGATTCCTAATAGCAGATGATGGATACGCTCTCTACGCAATGGATCTCTCTCAAGCTGAGAATCGAATCGTAGCGTACGTGGGAAATGTCATTAACCAAATCAAAGCATTTGAAGAAGGAGTTGACTTACATGCAGTTACAGCGAGCATCATATTCCAAAAATCTGTGGAGCTTATTTCGAAAAAGGAAGGTTCTAGTGACCTCGGAAGTGGACGTCAATCTGAGCGAGATTGGGGCAAAAGAGGAAACCATGCACTCAACTACGATGTATCTTACAAAACCTTCGCCCTCAAATACGAGATCACTGAGACTGAAGCTAAAGCTATCATCGCCAGACTGCACAAAGGCTACCCTGAAATTCGCAACGGATTTCAAGCAAGAGTCAAAGCAGAACTTTTCCGCTCACGCACAGTTACGAATCTGTTTGGTAGGAAACGCTTATTTCTTACACCAATCACAACCGATAGAATCAATCAAGCAAGTTCAGCTGGAAATACTTTTAGGGAAGCCTATGCTCAACTTCCGCAGTCCTCAGTGGCTGACAAGGTCAATCGTCATGGCATTCAATTCATTTGGGAATCTCCCTTATTCTCAAATTCAAATTTCCTCGTACAAATTCACGATTCTTTGGTCTGGCAAATGCCTCTGGCGAGCGGCTTTAGCTTTCATGCAAAGGCAATTCTCGCACTCAAAGAGTCCCTTGAAATACCTTACAACTTCCAGGGCCGAAGTTTTTCTTCTCCCGCAGACCTTGCTATAGGCAAGAACATGTGTAAGGAAGAAATGATCGAGTTTAAGAGCGCAAAAATTCCTAACACAGCTGAGGAGCTAGCCAAGCTATTGGAGGAATCATGGACAAACTTGATCTAATCCTAACCTGTGTTGCTGTAATTGGATTTTGCGCAGCATTTATTTATGAATTACTTGAAAGAAGGAACGGAAAATGAAAGACTACACTGCAAACATGGATGTACTTCAAGAACGAGTTATCTTATGGGCAGATAAGCGTGGAATTTACAAGCTATCTTCTCCTGAAGCACAATACACTAAGCTTCTGGAAGAGGTAAGTGAACTTCTCATGGCCATTAAAACCAACAACAAGGCTGGAATCATTGACGGCATTGGAGACTCCATCGTTGTGCTGACCAATCTTGCGGAGTTTTACAACCTCTCTCTCAACCAATGTTTTGAAGCTGCATGGATTGAGATAGCTGATCGTAAAGGGAAGATGGTCAATGGCTTTTATGTAAAGGGGGCGTAATGATGACTGGACTACATAAAGTAAATGCCCACATCAGAGCAAGGCTCAGTAAAATAATGCGTGGTCTTAATGGGCATGGGGTTTTCAACGACATGACTGACGATGAAGCAGAAGAAATCATCCTTGTCGTTGATGAGGCATTTGAAGCACTTCAACTTAGCATAGCAACTATTTGTGGAGAACGTCCAGAATGTCTAGATTGCTAACCAACTGGCTAGATTCCTATATGATCTACACAGAAGATTCTGAGCCACCAGAACTCTATCACCAATGGTGTGGAGTATCAACTATCGCATCGGCACTTCAGCGAAAGTGTGTGCTTAACTTTGGCCAAAATCTCATGTTCTGGCCGAATCTATACATCGTCCTAGTTGGCCCAGCCGCTACTGGCAAAGGAACTGCGATGGCATTTGCAAAGAAACTTCAAGATTCTATCGCAGATATTCACACAGCTTCTAATGCCACTTCGCTCCAAGCGCTAATTCGGACTATGAAATCTATCAACTCCACTGACACTAGAGCTGATGGAAAGATCGCATTCCATTCTTCGCTCACAATTTTCTCCCAGGAATTTACCGTCTTCCTAGGCTACAAGCAAAATGCAATGATAGCCAATCTCTGTGACTGGTTTGATTGTCATGAAAGGTGGATTTATGATACAATCTCAAGGGACAAAGAAGAAATCATCGGTGTTTGGGTCAATCTTCTCGCAGCTACGACGCCTGAAAACATCCTTGCTTCGCTTCCCATGGAAGCTATCGGCGGAGGTCTCACATCTCGAATCATCTTTGTCGTCGAAAGAAAACGGCGTAAAACAGTTGTCTTCCCAAAACGCTCAGGAGAACTTGACATCCTCGAATCGCAACTCATCAATGACCTGGACAACATCAAAAGCCTCTCAGGTGAATTTACCTTCACCAGAAGCGCGGCTGAGAGATATTATGATTTTGCAATCAAGAATTCTGACGATCCTCCATTCAAAGGAGACCTCAAACTCGAGCACTACGTCGGAAGAAGGCGGCGTCATTTGCTTGCGACGGCAATGTGTATGTCCGCTGCCAGGTCGTCCTCTATGCTCATTGACCTAAGTGACATGGAGCGGGCAATTGCCTTGCTCGAAGGGACAGAGGTAAAGATGGCAGGGATCTTTCGCGGAATGGATTCTCCATATGCCATGGCCTATGCTGAAATTGAAGACTTTCTTGAACTCGCTAAGACAATAAAACTCTCCGAACTCTGGAAACATTTCGCTGGGATGGACGCAAGAATTTTCACTTCTATCTACGAGTCACTATGCAGGGCTAAGAGAATTGACAAAGTAATAACTGCTAATGACACGATCATCAAGTGGAGACACTAACTAGCACAAAAAGGAGGAGAACTAACCACTCTCCTCCGTTTGAAATTCAAACTCTCTTACTATTGTCCGATGATTCTCTTAACCACTTTCACCGGAGGCGCGTTGGCTATTCTATCTTGCATCTCCCACCACCGGTCATCCATCAACATCCAACCACCGGGAAGTTCATTCACGAAGAAATCATACACGCTGTCCGACCTAGCTATCTTCTTTCCAATATTACTCAATGGCGCAAGAGCTCCAATGTTAGAAATTGTTCTGGACCCTAACTCAGAGAAATCCATATCTCCTATAACTGTCTTATAGACATCCTCTGCCATCTTTCCACCAATGTCTACCGGCCGACCTAGGACTTGCTTCCTAATTCCTAGCGCTCGTCCGAAGAGTTCGTGAAGTGTCGTCCCATAAACTGTGCCTACAACTGACCAAGCAAACACCATTCGGCCAAACACGCCAATAGCAGGATCGTTTAACTTCCCAAGGTCCTTAGCCTTCCAAGCGCCTCTAAACGCAGTGGCCATGTCCATTGTCTTCTCGCCAGCGAAATTAATTTCCTTCAGCATGAAGGTCTTCCAATTTCTCATATGCGGCATAGACATTCTAAGCAACCTGATGTCTCCAGCCCTTCCCGCGATGTTAAAGTTCGTCCTATCATTAATATCTAAGGCATAATCTCTTAAGGCCGAACCACTAAGTCCTCTTCTCTTTCCATGATCTAATGCGCCTAAAAACGTAATTCCTCTATTCCAAACCTCACTTGCTCCCATGCCCCAATGAATTGCTTTTCCTGCTGAGGTGGTGGGATTTTCTGAAGTTGCTATCGACGCAGCTTTCATAATCCCTTCTTGCCTAAGCAACTCTCTAGCTTCTTTATCTTTCGGATTAAGGAAGCGGTAAATTCCAGTGAGGAATGACCTGGTGCCTATCTCCGGCCAAGTGTTAGTCAGCGGTTGAGTTAAGTTTATCGCCCACGTAGCAGGGTTAAGTCCAATCAATGCGTGATATTCCATAGCTGAAGCTAGCTGAGAAAACTTTATAATGCTATGCCCCATCGTACCTAGCTGCTCATAACCCTTACCACTTCTTACGAAATCAAATCCCTCTAACCCTGCAACCATGCCGCTAGATTTCCCAGAGAAATTATCCACATGCCAATCTGCAAGGTTTCTTAACAAGGGGTCTTTAATATCCTTAGCTACAAGTCTAGCTTCCTTAACCGCTGGCACACCATAAGCATTCTGCTGCATAGACCTGGTGTAAGGTCTTATGATGTCTTGAAAAGAAACCTCTTCATGAATATCAAGCCTCTCCCCAGTGCGCTGTCTAAGATACCTTGACTTTAACGATCTTGGAAGCATTGTATTTATAACACTATAATTCCCTTGCATTGCTTGGTCTTCTACCCAATTAGGGAAGTAATTATCAATATACCCTGACTTTCCTTTAAGCTCACTAACTGGCTTCCACCCACGATTCTGACTAATCTGCGCGTCGAAGAAATTTGTTCTTGCCTTATCTCTAGCAACAACTACTTTAGCAAGCGCACTATCTGAGAGATTAAACTGTGCCTTAGCACCAGCCGGAGTAATATCAGTATTCAACAGTGCAACAAACGCCATGCCTTCAGGAGAACGCGGTTTAATATCCTTAGAAATCTCTATCGCATATCTCTCAAACGCTATAGCATGACGATTGGCATTTCTCTCTGCAGCGAGTAGAATATCTCTAACTGCCTTGGCAGCTGGATCTCCGCTACGGCCTAGAACATCTCCAGACGGCCTGATGAGATACTGCATTACCTTATTCAACGCTGCAGCTCCGGTGCCAACATCTTCAGTACTCTTAATTGCTGATCTGACTAACGCAGCTAAAGGGCTTGCACTTAAAGATTCTTTAGCAGCCAATGTTGCTTCCACTCCTAGTGAGCCAGCTTGTGCTAAGTTGAGATCTACCGAGGACAAGTGCTCTCCATCTGCAATGTTCTTAACTACTCTCGCTCCAGGCATCTCCCAGGCAATCTTCTCACTTTCCAACAACGTGGACTTCTTTACTACCTCAGATCTTGTCATACCTTCAGCAGGGAGAGCATCAAATTCAGTAAGTCTTCTGGTCTTTTGAGTTCTGCCCGCTTCTCCCACTGTAAACTCTTCATACAACGCAAGTACTTCTTTTTCAATATTATTCTTAATCTCCTTTGTGACCTTATGATGTTGATACTTATGCCTGAGACCAAACACCAACGTCGAAGCCATTCCAGCTTCAAGTCCTGCGCCTACCAATGCTTTAGTTGCAGTTACTTCATCTCCCTCGGCAATAGCGTCACTCGCCTGGGAGATTCCACTAACTACACTAACTCCTGCGCCTCCCAGCATGGCAACTTCAGCAACCACTCGCGCAGATTTCAACCCCCTAATCCCTAACGCAGCGCCTTTAGCCAGTAAGCCAAAACCTCCGACCATCGCTAAGCTTATAGGACTTACAAGTCCTGATGTAAAGTCAACTCCAACCTGTGCGGCTGCAGCGAGCTTAGGATTTTCTGGCGCAAGGTTATGTTCTATCTTCGCATTTATCTTATCTGCTAATGGCCTGAGAGGCTCAAACGTAGCTAGCGCCCACATATCCTTAACCATCTGTGTAAACCCAGGAGCATCCATCGTAGCTGCTTGCTGAACTTGCGTTTCGTCTGGCGTAATTCCCTGCGCTTGAATCCCTTTCAAGAATTCCTGTCCCGGAGTTGGTGTAGTTAGACTCCTCTCAGACATCACATTAGCAAAGTCTTCAATATTTGGAGTGTACCCAAATCTGCGATGAAATTCTCCAAGTACTGCTCGTTGCTCATCAACGGTCCTCTGCCCAGAATTAAGCCAGTTCCGGTACGTAGTATCTAAAAACAATTGCTGTTGTGGGTCTAGCATTTAAGTTACCTCTATGCACCAATACTTCTCATAAACTCTTCAAGACTCATTTCCGGCAAACTCTGTGCAGGCGGAGACGTGACTCCTACTCCTGCTTCTTTCTTTTTCTTCTGCCAGGGAGAGAGTGATTCTGGCTCAGCAAACTTAATCATTGGAAAATCTTTATCAAACGCAGGGAATAGCCCTTTTATCTTTAACTTAAACATCTCTGCATCAATACCGTGATCATCAATAAGCGCCTGGAGATACTTTTGTTTATTTTTAGCGCTAAGTTTTTTCCACTCATCCTGCATCATCATATTCTTTAACATGTCTGCAACTGTGTTAACTGTCGCAACCTTGTTAATTTGCTTCTCTCTCCACAGTTGCTCGGTCTTCGCCTCAGACAAATTCATGCCTTCATTCCCTGGCTCAGCCATTATGTCTCTATAGATACTCTCTGCAAGCGTAGGGGATTTTTCAACTGCCCTAGCGTTAATCTCCTCCATCTTTCTATTATGCTCCTCAGCCAACTGCTTTGCTTGCGCTTCAGACAGTCTCTTATCCTGTGAAAGCAGCCACAATGTTTGTAATTCCTTAGGCATGACTCCAAAGTAGTCCATTGAAGTTCCTAACTTCTCTTCGAGCATGTCTCTTCGCGCTAAATCATCTTCGGCTCTAGCAAAGTCAAAGTCAAACTTCTTCATGTCTGCTTCAAATCTCTTCTTTGCTCTAACCTCTTCAGACTCGCCTATCTGCATTTGCCTCTCTCTCAATCCCGCTAGCTGCTGACGTTCACGCTCTGAAGCAATCTCCTTTGCTCTCTGGTCCCTCATTGATGCTATCTGAATTCCTTCTTGCATCATCTGAGCTCCAATCTCAGGGCTCAGCCCAAGTGCTCCTCCGAAGCCCATAGACGGAAGCGTGGGCACAAATGGATTAAGTGCTTGGCCTGTGATAGATGATAAATACGAAGCTATCGCTGGGTCAAGTACGTTTGAATTTCCAATCATCTCCTGCAGGGGCTGAGCTTCATCTAGTTCAGGTTGCGCATACATCTCTGCACTTTGGCCCAATAACTGAGCTAGAGATTCAGGAGAAACTCCTTCCTCAACACGCTGCGGCTGGGACGTGTTAGGGGGAGTTGCTGCAACTTGGCTACTCTGGCCTCCAAGAGGTCTTTGCTCTGCTGGAGTAGGTGGAATAACTGGAGCGTCAGGTAGTTTTGGCCCGATAACTTCAAACTGGCCAGGATCAATAGCTGAAGAAGGATACGGAATAAGCCCCAAATACTGCCCCATTGCAATATTTCCAGCAGCCTCTTGCATCTGCTGATTCATCATGCCTTGAGATATCTGGCGCACTAACGTATTCTGAGATAATCTGCCAAGTAACTTACTAAGATCTCCCCAAAGAGTTCTTCCTGACTCATCACCCTGCAATAAATTACTACTTCCCATTATCTGCCTCCTAGCTGCGCCAGACCTAACAACAATGGAAGCATTCTTTGTGTCTCTTCATCCACACCTAGCACTCCTGCTCCATCTGTACCGCCAAGCAACGCAAGCAACTTACTCATCTGCTCCTCTTGCATCTTCTGCGTAGCTCTAGCACGTTGTTCGTAAGCCATTGCAGGATCCACTAGCCCTGTAAGTGACTGAACCATTGGACTCTGTGGGGCTAAACCTCTGGCAAAAGCATTGACTGTCAGGGCATTCTGTGGTTGCTGTAGCCAATTGCCCATCTTGGTAAATGCTCCCATAGTCGATGATCCCACACCTGACAATCCACTAAGCAACTTTGCAAGATTCCCCTGATTCGCGCCTGCAATATTTCCACCTTGCAAAAAACTAAGTCCTTCATTCATACCTACTCCTCCTCATCAGTACTAAATGCGCTATTCCATTGCTCTTGAGTCCACGGAACTATTGGCTGGTTAAGAATCTCTGGAATCTTTGCAGTTTGCTGCCTTTCAAGCCTGTCAAGTAATCCCATGTTCTCCAACTGAGGAAACATCCAAGTTTGTGCTTCAGTACTTCCGTGTGTAAATTGATACTCAAGCTCACCCCACGTAATATTATTATCTATAAACCATTCCCAAGTACGGCCTGGAAAGACTCCAGAAATAAAGTTCACAATTCCCTGACACCAAGAGCGAATCTGATCATTCATAAACGTTCTATTTGCAGCGGAACTTCTATTGCCTCTTCCCTTACCGTTAAGCTGCCAGAACACAGGGCTTTTGCTAGTTCCACTTTTGTATCGCACATAGCTAGGAAGATAGTAGTCAAAAATCCACTTCTCAGCATTTGGCAGGTCAATTCCTTGTGCGCCATTTCTGATTGCTTCCTTTAGCTGAGTTCTAACAGACCTAGCATCCCTAGTTGGTACTAGCCATGTAGTACCTACCCATTGCAGAGTATTAAAAGCCATAAGGAATACTTTATAATTCTTATGCGCCTGCGCCGTAATCCCACCCCACCATAAACCTTTTCCCTTCTGTGCTCTCCTAGAGTCAACTCCTTGCCTAAAAGATAACCACTCCTGCAAATCCACTGCTGTAATATTCGGCGTAACACTAGGCGCGTTTTCTGTCAAGCCGGCAAGACCGAAGTTAAAATACCCAGGACCAAAACCTTGAGTTTGATTTACAAATCTAGAATCTCCCCAGATAATAGCTTGCGCAGTTAGACAATCTGAGTGCTGAAAAAGATCCCAGTGAGTTCCCCAAACTCCTCCTCCACTTACTTCAGGCCAATACTGATTCCCCACAGGCCACCAGTTATCACTAGCGCGCTCTCCCCCAACGCCTCTAGCTTCCATAGCTTGAATGCAAGTTCTAATCCTACTCAATGCTTCATTTCGTGTTAAGAATCCTATTCCACACCTAAGATCAAACCTAGCACTAGTTCCTTCAGTAGGGGCAGTTAACATGCTTGGTATCTCAGCTCCGGAGTGGTATTGTTCGTATTCCTGCGTAAGGGCCACAACTTCGGCTAGACCCTTAGTCTCATGTAATGCTCCTTGTTGGCCGAAGAATCTCATTATCTAAACAATCCTCCAATGGCTCCGACTATACCACCTGCAAGTGTTCCCCAACCAGGCACAACTGATCCAGCTACAGCCCCACTCATAGCACCACCAAGCACTCCTCCGAGTCTTCCACCTCCAGTACTTCCAGGAGATTCTCCAGCTACACTTGAATTGGTCGTGGTCGCTCCTGCCATAGCAGACAGGATTGAGACTAAATGCCCAAAGACTGTAAATGGCCACAAACAGGCTTTAGCGGACATCTCAAACACATGCTTTTCAGTGTCAATTCTCGCAGCATTATATGTAGCAAGTACCTGAGAATACGCTTCGGGAATCTTAGCGTGCCATACCATCATCTGCGACCAGACTTGATTGCCAATCTCTATAGACTGCTTAGTTAGCTGGAGGGAGTAATCGTTAAGCTGCCTAGTATGATCTCTGAGCGCAATGGTCTTAGCGATGATGAACTGACTGCTCATTACGGAATTAAGATCTCTGAAACCCGCAGAGATTCTTGGGCCAATCTTAGAATCAAACTCATCCATCAGCCATGCACTTCTAGCCCCAACTTGAGCATCAATAACTCTCACACTTGTGCCTGGGACTCTGACATTCACAGCTTGATTTATGCTATCCATATATAGCTGCAGTAGATCAAGGTTCAACACGTGCTCTGCATACTGGTCAAAGAGCTTAGGAAATGCGCTAATCTCATCATCCCGCATTTCAGGGTCTATGTACAGTTGATCTAAATCCCACGGAGTAAACTTTCCAAACGGATTAATTCTTGACGTAGTATCAAATGCGATGCCTCGAACGCGGCTAACTATCTCCTCATGCAGCTGCTCCAAGTACTCAGCGTATCTAACTCTTACTACCTGTTCTGACTCTGCCACTATTCACCTCTACATATTCGGATTAGCATTAGGCGCCCAGCCAACTGCGTTGAGAAAATCATAACCATGAAGTGTTCCCATTACTCTGATGTTATCTAGGTGCACATGCTGAGGTACATTGGATCTAAGCTTTACACGAAACTCTAGCCCATAACAAGGCACGTAAGCAATGCCACTTGGATTAACTCTCTTCCATGGAGTAGTTTTAAATGTATCTACATTCCTGTAACGAAAGTCCAACGCAGCTTCAAGATACTCTATCGTGTCAACTGAGAACTCAACTGACCTTATACTCTTATAAGCTCTAGAGCCAAAATCATACCAATTAGTAGTGATTTCAAACAACCCTGGAGTGAGGACTTCTTGCCCAATTGATAGCTTATCAGTTGTAAGCCCAGTAATTCGCCTGAGACCTCCACCAAGCGACCTGTTCTGTATGTCAAAGGCCCATCCTTCATTCTGGCCACTTATATAGATTAACTTAAACTCCGCATCGTAGGACAGTACATAGTTCCCTTCCGTAAACCACTGAGAACATTCATGGTCTATAAATCCTCTATCCCCTACCTGGATTAAATGCTTTCGAGAATCCAGGAACCAACACTCATTCTCTCCTGCCATTGTAAGTGCCCAAGAGCTTAATAACCCTATGTCACTTAAGTGCTCGTAGTTCCAATAGATCTCTACCTCTCTACCTCCAGGCTGCATCGAATCAATGCCATCACTTGAAAATATCAAGCACCGAGTTCCAAGCTTAACCATCCTCAGTACCTGTCCACGAGCCAGTGTTGGTCTACGAAATGCTTCATTATCCTCTGCTAAAGTAAATGCCAGTGACGCAATACGGGATCCCCATATGTCGCTACTTCCAGGATCTTGTGTCTGTGCAAGCGCAGCAATCTCTAGGTGCATTACCAAAGGTCGCACTTCAATAACTACCGACGCCTGTGCTACAGCATTCTCGTCAAGATCTAAGCTTAGATATAATGGACTTACTTCAATCTCAGTATTCATTACCAAATCCCTGCGCCGTTAGCAAAGAAAATTGACTCTATGGGAATAACTCGAAGATCGACGATCACTTCTCCACTTGGGGAAAGCTGCAAGACTCCTGCGTTGAATAGCCTTACAACTTCAGACGTAGCAACCTTTTCAACCTCTGAGACCATTTGAATTTCAAACGGGCTAGGACGGATTACAGCTGAGGTTACTGCGTTAATAAACTCAACTGGGCTAAGAGATAGTACAAAAGGATTAACTGTTACCTGTGTGGCCATTAGCACTTCTTGTACACTACCAGACATTGAAAATTTAAGCGCCTCAGTAATTCTCAGCCTAACTGCGTCAGGAACGCCGACGTGAAGAAGTAATATAGCTACGCTGGTCCAGTAGTAAGTGTTAGAAGCTTCCGCATCTACCGCATTGCCCCCAATGAACTGCCAGCCTTGAGGATAGTCTTCAATCTTAATGCTGCTAATTCCTCCATCTGGTCTAAGGAACACTGGACGGAAAATTAAGTTTGCTATATCTCCTAAGTCTGAGTCTATATGCTCAGCTCCCCACATTCTTAACTCACCATCAAGCATATACTCTGCCGATCCAGAGAGGTGAAATCTGGCAGTTGGTCCTTGCATAGTTACCATCTCTTCACGAGTCCATTCAAGAGATGCTGCTCCAATGTCTCCAGTCTCCGGGTCACTAGGAGGAAACACCGATCCCATACTTTTAGGATAACCTACGTGCGAGTGAAAAATCATCTCATCATTAGCCATGACTTATTCCTTGCTAAGATACCTAGCCCATGCATTCCTTTTACGAGTCGTGCGATAGTTGAGATTATGCTCATTAGCATATGCTTCTCTCTCAAAAGAGATATTACGATAAGCATTATTTCCATACTGAATCATGCGTATTAGGTATTCTATGCCATACCAAATATAGAACCCTAATACAAACAACTCCCAGCATTGTGAAGAGTGGATTAACTCATGATTTTTATCCACCTCAGTCAACGGTCTCTTTGCAAAGATAATTCCACAGATGTTTATTGCAAAGAAAGGTTTAGGAAGTGGCACGTATTTAGTGACAATAACCATCTCATGCTCCTAATGTTACACCCAGGCTAGCCTAGTGTGAAAGATGTAATATGCCAGTAGCACAATTGTGACGATAAGTAACACGAACATAAGAAAAAATGTCACTGCCCAAACGAAGATATGTTGCTGATGAATCATCAGTATTCGTATACACAGCTGAGTTATAGTTTCTTTAATCATCTTACCTAACGGCATAGCAGATAACACCAAGTACAAGTAGTCATAATCCCAGTCCAGCTTGCCATCAAAGACAAGTTTAACGTTTAATAATTCTTCAATCATGAACGTAGCCTTAGCCGTTAAAATGCTACTCTGGTAACTTCTCCCAATTTTGGGGGAGTGCATTTGGGGGAGTTGCACTGTCAACGACATTAGAGATTACACGATACCAGCCTGTACGTCCAGGATCACCGTCGTCATAATAACGCTCAAACCCCTTTAAGCAAAACTCCTCACGAACCCAAGGATAGCGTGCGGAGTCACGAAATAGTTTACATAGTGAAGGTTGCACTTGAGTACCTTCAATTCTCGGAGGATTAGCAGGGTCAATCTTTCCATCATTCTGGATCAAATACTTCTCAGTGCCAACCCTGACTACATCACCACGTAGATACTCACGATTACCATCAGCTACATATGCCTCAAATGCCGTCCAAGACATAGTAACAAGCGCGATCTTATTACGCTCAGACACTGAAAAGTCAATGAACTTAACTGCCTGCATAACTGAGCCAAATGCTTTTCCTGCCTCGTATGCCTTAGTCATCTTCGAGTCCTCCACAAGCGTCAATTAAGCCGATGTTGAAGTCTCTTATTTGCGCATCAGTGTATTTTGGTTCTGGAACTGGCTCTGGGTCTGGAGGCCTTATAAGCTCCCATTCTTCCGGAGTGTAGTAGTCCTTAGGTTTAACTTCCCATATCTCAGGGTTTCCTGAAGGTGAATAAAAAACTGGCATGATTTTTTTTCTCCTAAATCAATTTGGTTATTCTTACGTAGCCATCGCCGCCTTTACCGGATGTACGAGTGCCTGAACCTCCCCAAGTCCCACTTCCACCACTACCTCTAAAGCCACTCACTCCAGCATACACTCCAGAACCTCCTGTCATATCTGCAGGCCTAACTCCTCCTGGAGCAAAGTATGATCCACCACCTTTAGAGATTACAGAACTACTACTTTGCTTAGTGCCCGCACCACCAAGATGCTGTGTTACTACCAGCGCACGCAACATGCTAGCTTCGTCAGAACCAAATCCAGCGTATCCGTCAAAGCCTCCAACAGGAACAAGTGGACCAGGATTACCAGACTCAACAATATTTCCACCTTGGATACCTCCATTTGCGTATAGTCCAACTGCGTCAGCATGATGTTTTATACTTGAGGCTCCGCCTGTGTTTCCAGAAGCGGTAGCCGTCCCATTCCGCGCTGCACCACCGGCACCAATAATGACAGTATAATAGCCTTCTTCCAGCACAGCCATAGCGCATAAACAAGAACCCCCACCACCTGCTCCAGTGGTAGTTGAGGTCGTGGCTATGCCCCCACTTCCGCCGCCGCCTACCAGTTCTATCATATAAAGGCCACGCTCTGGATTATACCAATCTTGTGATGTATCAAACTTTGCTATCCGTATTGCGGCCTTGACAGTCTCCCATTCAGTAGGATTTGCAGGATCTATAATCTCATACGCCCTAGTAAGCTTAATCTCAGTATCTCCAACTCCTAGCACTTGCCACCACATAGAATGAGTTGGCGGAGATGTAGGATAATTAGCAGTGAACCAAAATATCAAAGCAGCGGCAGGATTGAATCTGGAAGGAAGACCGCTCATAGTAAAATGATTAGGATTAATAGCACTGTGACTAAGATACTTAATCCCAGGTTTCAACGCGCCAGATGTTAGATCTGTGAGTATGTTATTCCCAGTGTACAGGACATAGCTATCTCCACCACCACTACCAGCTCCGCTAGTCGAAATCAGTAACTCCCATTCCAAGTGTGCAGGAACACCAGCGTGGAATGTCCAAGAACCTACAACTGCAGGAAAAGTACTTGGACCTACCAAGGGATTTCCATTGCTATTCAATGCACTCGGAGGAAGAACACTAAAACTTGGCTCACTAGGCTCTGTAGCATAAAGAAGTGCTGAGCCGTCATCACTACGAGGACTGCTTACGAAGTTAATCCACCTATAAGCTCCTCCCATTGACCATTGGCTCCAGGTCATTACATAGTTACCACTCTCATGTAACCACCAATGACTTGCACCCATTGATCCACCTGAGGCAGCCGTACCCCAAGGATTCTCTCCCATATCTTGCCAGAAGCCATTGAAGATATCACCCTCAGCATTACCTCCTGTGCGAGTAAATGTGAAGCCTTGCGGACTAGCTGAGTGTTGTTTCTTGATCCACACACCTTCGTTGTTAAACCAGACATCATTAAGCTTTCCAGCATTAACATCTGGAGGCTCAGTTTTGCTATCGAAGAATTCCCTAAGTGAATCAAGCCTGATAATCGAATCGTTGATTGCCGCGACAATGCTAGGATAACCGTCTTCTAACTGCCCTATAGACCCAATCAATTCACGCAAGATAGGCACATTGATATTCGCCCAAGAACTTATCGTATCCGCGCCTGGAAAGAATGAATTGTTAGTTGTTTCAGTGAGGTACCATTTAGTAGCACCGTAGACAGATAAGTCAGGACCTATGTGACGTGTGAAGGGGTAGAATTCTTCAATAAGCACTGCACCAGTTACTTCGTCAGTCAGATGAATAATCGCGCCATCCGCGTATTCGCAATAGACATGAGTTCCATCTATCACAAAATCCATCATCCAATTACCACCAAATGGCGCGTCGGAGTACCCCATGCGCAAGTTGCCAGAAGCGCCTGAAAGAGGTCCTGAGAGCTTAACATGCCAAGTATCCCAACGAGGAACTCCTGTGCTGTATTGTAGTTCGGTGATGTCCAGTTGCGCTATTGAGTGTCTCCAGATTTCATCATCTACATATCTGCGTGTCGCGATGGCGATGCTTGGGTCGACAATGATCTCTAAAATCTCTGCTGAGACGTTAGCTATGATGACTTTAAAGTAAAGCTCTCTCCCTGAACCATCAGTAGTGAATGGCTTCTCCACAGCCGGGACAGACGCAATCATTAAAGTCTCATTAGCCGCGTTCCTTATAGCCAATTCACGAACAGTCCATCCGCCTACACCATCGCCAGGAACAGCGAATTCTATAATTGACTGTTGATCATTATTCGGATCAGCGTACTTGTGGCTCAACAACCCTGCGTGCACTTCATTAACTATATCTGTCTGCGATGGAGTAGGAAGATACTCAAGCCCATTAGCATCCCCTAGGGCATAGTAGGTTAATCCTACCGTCTCGTCCAACACCGTAGCTTGGTTTATGCGCTGATTGCCAAGCTGTGTAACTATAGCGCCAAATCTTCGTGCCATTTACATCCTCCCTAGATGGGATAAACTGTTGTTAAAATAGAGTCCACTAATGCCGAGCCAGTCATAGAAGTTGCTGGTTCTTCATACTCGATAAACTCTCGAAGAATAGGGTAGATCGTGGTAGATATTGAGTCACAAACTCCTGCTCCAGGTTTAATCATGCACTTGATCTGATGCGCAAGTTTCACGCCTAGCGCATACTGAACTGGAATTGCGCTATGCGAACTCCAGAATTGATCAAGCCAAGAATCTTTAGGAACATCAATGAACGAACCATCGAAAGTTATAGAGACTTTGTCACCTGTAAGTTTTTCAAAAACTACGTTAGCATGGATAACTGGCTCAATGTATTGTTCGAGCCAGATCGGAGTTGGAATCTCAACTTCAATAACCAATGGGTCTTCAATAGTTACTACTATCGTCTCTGGAGCAGTAGCTATGAAATCTTCTCCGAGAACAACTTCGATAACCAGAGGAGCATCAATCTCTACCTCAATAGGAAGTACGTCAAAGCTAGCTACTCCAATGTCGACGCCATGCCAGATTAAGGAATATCCTGGGACTCTGGTTGTTGCAAAGTTCCCATTATCTGCCCAGATTCCAGCAGTGGGAACATTCACAACTCCCAGCATTCCATTCGGGTGTGCGTGGATGATGTTGAAGGTTAAGGTGGATTCATCTCCAGCTACCGAAGTTGGGCTATCTGCACCCCAAAGTGTAATGTCGTCAAGACCATAGAATGGCGAGTCAAAGTGAGATCCATATAGATAATACCTTGCCCACCCACCAAGCACTTCTCGATGAAACCAAAGTCCAACTGCGCCTTTAGTACTGTAAGTGTATGAAAGTGGAGGAAAGACGCTTCCTGGCCCATCAGGGAATCCTACGAAGCGATGAGTTCCATCTTTAGAAATCACCCCTAGCGCGTATTGGATGTAGATCTGATTCTGTGTCTGCCAAAATTCATCTAGCCAACTATCCTTCTCTACTTCAATGTACGAGCCAGTAAAGGAGACCTGCGCAATATCATTATAATGTTGCGTGAAGTTCGCCCAAACTGTTGCTTTTAATAACGTCCCATTAGCCATGGTGGTTTGAAATTCTAACAGAGTTATTGAATTATTACTGACGTACCGATAACTAACAACAGACCACCATCGGATTGAGTCAGACTTTGATTGAAGTCGAGATAGCCAAGTATAGGCCTGTCACCTATTGAGTTATTATAGATGATAGCAGAACCAACTGGGCCGATTGAGCCGCCATTAGCAGACCAAGATACCGGATTCCAGGCAATAGTTGTTATGCCAGTAGTTGGGTCTGCAGTAATTGCAGTGACATCCATTAATTCACCACCCGCAACGTAGCCATTTATCGTCGGATGCTCATGTGCTTCTACGTGACCCATTAAGAACTGTGTGGTGAATGAGAAAACAAAATCATCCTTCATTAATGCCAGCTTAAGTTGGTGAGAGCTAAGATCCATCTCTCCAATAGCCAAACGTCTCCTAGCATCACGACCGATTGAGCTAAACTGTGCCATATATACCTCCAAGCAATAGCTGTCCATTGTAGTTGATACATGCCTTAAATGCTGGACAGCCAGTATCGTTGTTGATGTTGTATTTTAATGATGGAATTATAGAGTTAGTATCTCTATGGTATTCCAAAACTTCTTTACCATTTGAGAAGAGTACAAAGTTAAGAAAATCTGCCACGCTCCAGCGGTTGAATGTTGATTCGCCAGACCAAAGTAAGGAGAGATAGTTTCCTTCTTTAGCATAAATCGCATTATGTGTGAGAACGAACGTTACTCGTGCCAACTGCTCTAGCTGAGGAAAAGGCCAGTAGGTGACTGGAGAGATTATTTGCTTCTCACTCAAGTCTGGCACCGTAGCTAATGCCCCAGCGTAGCCTACTGCGAAGCTGGACTGCGCAAGGAACTTTGTGTCTCTGGCAATATTCTTCTCTTGCGCAAGCCCACTTACCAAATCGTCAGTTTTTATAGACTGAGCAAATAGCCCACTAGGAGTAGTTGGCACGACTCATTTCCTCAGCAGCTAGAGAGAATAATTGATCTATAGGAAGCTTAGGGTTAGATAGTTCAAGCTTGGTGATAATTGCACCTAGTTCCTGATGTCTCCCTTTAAGCTCCGGATGCGCATCGAAGAATTCTTTAGTCTTCACAAAGATTTCCACATGCGCTTTCTGCACTTGCGCTAGCTGAGCGCCAAGAATCTGGGCTGCCATCTGAGCTATTTCCCACTTATCTTCTTGAGAGATAGTTACCATTAAAAATTACTCCTCATCTGTCCTCGACCGTAGATTGCCTCTTCCACTCGATCAAGTCCGAATGTTACGATGTCGTTCTCGATTGAGTCGTTGAATATATCCAACATCGCCTTATTACCGCTAGTTACATAAGTCTGTCTTATCGCAGCATTTATGAGAATCATCGGGTGAATTCTGGTCCACATGTTAGTATCTTCATCGTTGACTAGTGGGAGTTGATAAAATACTCCCATAATTCCTATCAACGCACCTTCCTTGTCAGGAATCCTGGAAGAGAATATAAGCGTGTTCACTTCCTCTGGACTGTCTGGTTGAAGACTTAGTTCTTTGAATAACTCTAGGTAATTACCAGAATCTATCACAAATCCTTCATTAATCTTGTGCACATTCTGTGTAGCCACAACTGCGCACATTGTAGGCCATGAGAGAGGTAACATGCCCCTAAGACGATGTATCTCTCCCATGACCACGTTCGGCGAAACAATGCACACAGGGAGGCCGTTTACCTGCACTTGCTTCACCGCTCGCGCAGCTTGAAACTGCAATAGCCAATTCCTGTGGGGAACTAGCATCTGGCAAGTCCCATGCGCTCTAACGGTGTCGATTTTACGATCCAACCAACGAACTGCTTCGTTGATATAGCGATCGGCACCATTATCAGAAAAGTCATCATGTACCAGGTCGTAGCGACCACTCATGTCTCTGAATTGTTGCCTAACTTCTAGTAAATTCATGATGACCTCTTAGATTACTACGGACGATCTAGGCCGATGTTATAGAAGATTCCACATTTCTGCGGAAGACCGAACTCCAATCCAGCCTCGGTTAAGAACTCTTCCTTCGTCGCGTCAACTCGATTGTGACCAGTCCCTTCTGCGCGAGTCTTTCCACTCTCGCTGAAGAATGTAGTGTCATCAATGAAGCGGTAGATAATTTCTCTAGGCTCCATCAGCAGACCAGTGTTGCGAAGTACTGGGTCAAGACTCATCAACGGATGCGTCATGAAGTTGATTACGCCAAATGGAGTTACCCATTTGTGCACGTCCAGACCCCATGTGGTTTCTTTCGGAGCGATATTAATCGCGCCTTGCGACGCAGCAAGACGATTAATTCCCATCACTGCACCAGAGCCGCAAAGCATGAGCTTCTCTTGAGCACCATAACGGAAAATCTGCTCGAAGGCTTCGTCTAACCACCGCTGGCCATTGGCAATGTTATTGATCTGCCCTGACCAAGGACCAAAAGCGGTGACTCCAGGAGGGTTAAGTCCGAGATAATCGAACACGTTGTTAGGCGCGTAGGTTTTAATGAAGCTGGTGAATCCGCGAGTAGTCCTCTCAGGATGTCCGTTGGAAGCTATCTTCATTGATAACTGCCCAAACAAGAAGGCCATTTCCATTTCCCAAGAGTGCATTTCAAGGGCTTCACTCTTCATTTTCTGATACTGATCCTCAGTCCGGATACGAGTCTTTCGAGCAGTACGAGTAATGCTTAGAGATGTACGGAAAATCTGCGTATAACTCCAGACCTGCATAGGGTCGAGAGTAATCGGATCGGGCATTTCACTACCTTCAGCATTTATGTTGCCGATGATTTTGAAATAATTAGTATCCTCAGCATCCGCGCCACCAACTGCTTGAGATGTCTCAAGAGTCTCAACAGTCAGAATTGTAGTTCCATTAGTCTGGGGAGCAACAGCAGTTACCTTGCAGTTAAGTGACCATGGAGCCTGCGCAGTGTTCAGCAGCATTATTTGATGCCCTACCCGGATTGAGTTAGAGTAAGAATCCATCCTAAACGCTGGTTGACCTGTAGCCGCAGCCACTGCCGCAGCACCTGCGATACGGTTAGGACTAGTTACTCCGCCCAAAGCTTCTTCTGGCATAGGCCCAGGTACCGGAGCATCAGAGCGAGTGGGAAGAGTTACCGTGCCTGAAGTACCTTTAAGCGCTCCGTCAAGCAATGATGTTGCAGTGACAGGGCCTTGAACGGTACTCATTACCTGCGTCCACCAGTTGAATGCAGGATCATCTACCTTTACCGAAGACATCTTTGAAAGCATCGCAGTCAAAGGCGCCATGCCATTCGGGTAGAGTTTAAGAATCATTTCGCGCCAGTTCAAAGGGCGCTGATTAGGGACCCAACTTCCTGTCCCTCTCATTCCAAACATAGCCATAAGCTATCTCCTTTAGAAAGTCGGCGAGTTAGTCCCCGACGTTTTTTAACATGAGGTCTATACCTGCCTCTAGGTCTGTCTTCGCGGGTGATGCCGCAGTTGAGCCAGCTCTGCTTTTTACACCTGCAGGAGCTGGAGTTCCAGTCACCGGCTTTCTCGACGCGGCAGGAGCTGGAAGCTTCTTTAAAACTCTTGTAGCTTGTGCAGCTTTAAGTAATAATTGCTCGTAAGTAAGATTAGGATTTTGACGAATAAGCTTCTCAGTTACCTGCTGAACAGTTTGACGATGTGTAGCCAGGTCTGGGTTATCGATGTAGAACTGATTTGCCATCTGCTGCATTGCCATCTGCTGTTGGATCTGAGCCGTGAACTGCGCCTGAGATTTTCCTATAGCAGTCTCAACAGCTTTTTGGTACAGCTCATTTAATTTTGTGTTAAGCCTCGTACGGTCTTGTAAGATCTCCTCAAACTCACCTTCGCTAATAAGTTCAAGAGGCCCTTCAACCTTCATTTGCGCTTGCTGAAGCTGTTGCTGGAGCTGGGCCATCTGCTGCTTTAATGCCGCTACCTCAGCAGAATTATCAACCCCACCTGCAAGCAATGCAATTACATCTTCGTCTTCCGGAACTTGCGCCTGTGGCTGAGTTACCTCTCCCACACTCTGTTCGGAATTCGAACCTTCTCCTTCAACCGCACGATCCTGCATCCGAGGATCACCAGGTGGAAGTTCAATCCCACTGGGTTGAAGTTGGTCTAATGTTATACTTAACTCATCCATGCTATTCTATCTCCTCTTTGCTTTCCTGTGAAAGGATTTGTTCTACTCTACTCTCTGTCGCTAGAGAGTCTATTAAGTCCTCTGCAATGAATTTATAGACTTTTATCATTCCACTCAATGCTCCGGTACGAAGGAGTAAGGTAGAAGTGTCCATTTTCTCCATCACAGCTTGCTCGGGAAGTTCTAAGAGCGCCTCTTCAGCTTCTTCAATACAAACTTCAAGTTCATCAAGAACATCCATCCAAAATGCAGAGTCTTTAACTGATAGAAGTTCAGCTTTAGAGCATCTCATTTACATACCTCTCATTGGTACTAGATTACCTGCTTGCTCTTGTTCCATCACCTGCTGATCCGGCATAGTCTGAGGCATCAGTGCAGAGTTTACTCGTTTGAAATCATCTACGTTCTTTACCCCAAACTGAGCTGCGATATAGGAAAAGATACGTCCTACGTCGAATAGTTGCATTAGCTCAGGAACACCAGCGATTAAATCAAACATCTGAAGCATTACCTGAGCCCCTTGAGAACCAGGAATGGAGCCGTCGCGAGGAAGGATGTCGTAGTTAATTGATAGATCCTGAGGCATTACTGCTACAGAGCCTTCACCAAATTGTGCGCGTAGCCTATCTGCGTGACGTCCAGTTACTTTTACATATGTCTCTTCGCTCATAAACTGCTGCGTGTGAGCGGCGAATAACGTTGCAATGTCCTGCATAGATTGCATGGATATTGCTTGAGCTAATCGTTGTAGTCTGCCCATGGCGTTCTGTTGAGTGCCCAGATATTCCTTAGCTGTGAGACGTTCAGGCCCAGACTGCCGCAGAACTCCTTGCATAGCCATGTCAGCACCAGAGATACGATCCATCCACTGAGTGATGAATGAAGCATCTTGCATATTTGCCCTAGTAATATCGTTAACTTCCAGCTGTCTAATGACATCTGAAACTCCACGGCCCCAAGCAGGTCTTCGTAAGCGAATGAGCTTCCCAGGTCTAGGATCTTCAAGATCTGCTATGTTGACAAGAAACGGATCGACAATGAACATATCATTCACTGCCTTACGCTGATTTGTCATATGCGAGTTAAAGAGAAAGTCTAGTGTGTCTTGTAACCCATGCAAGGTCTCCATTCGGCCTATCGGGAATGCTGAGTAACCATCAAACTCAGGAGAAGCGATAGCTACAGGATACATTCCGTGATTGTAGAGAGCTGGATGCGCAGTGATGATTACTGAGTCACTAGCCAGCTCAAAGTACCACTTTTCAGGATAGTCAGAATCTCCAAGTTCCCATTCACTGGGAATAAGCGTGACATACATCTTTATTACATCTACTGGTGACGTGCTAGATAGAGCACTGTGCGCACGATCTCCAGGAACATTATTGCCACTGCTATCCAGAGCGAGAGAACTCCTAGCTTGTTGCCTTTGCCTGAGGTATCTGACGTTGAAATGCTGCGAGTCAACTTGATTTTCCTCACTTGCAAGCTCCATGTAGTTTGTTCGGTCTATCCAACCAAAGAACTCACCCTTTTGTACGTTAACAGAAGATACGTTAGGATCTGCAAGGACCATGTAAGGGTCTATAGTATCCAGTGAATTACCTTCAAATAGCATATCGTCTGCGAAGATCTTCCCAGCTGCAGGATCAGAAGTACGAACTATGCGCTTTCCAAACTGTCTTACCCAGGAAGGTACTGCAACGCCATAACCGTAAGCTAGGCTATCTCTTAACATCGTATGGATTGACAGATCCACTTTCGTCTTCTTGCAGTGCAACTGCACTACGAGCTCCATAAGAGCTGCTCCGATTACATCATCCTCCTCCACTCCTTCGTATTGAAAGATCGGATCTTGGAGGAACGCTGAGGTAAGGTATGTCAGAAGTCCTTCTAGCATTGAGTATGTATAAGGGAAAACTATTCGAGCTTCTTCTAGCGGATGACATGGTTTCTCCTCTCCGTGCCTAGGATGTATTTGAGCGTAAGTTTCTGGAGATACGTAAGCCTTAAGCTTCCTATCCATCTCCTGCCAAGCACCAAAGCGAGTAGAGATAGCTGCACGAGCATCAGTGGCTCGGGTTAAGATATAAGTTGCTATCTTATCATGAAACTCAGTCCCAGGTGTCCAGTTAAATCCATCTGGATAATCATAGGAGATATGTTCCCATTGGACTTTAGGTATCTGAGTTGGTTCATTCCCGGTACTTATGTATGGCATTATCTATCCCTACTCTGTTTGAAATTCAAACCTAGTAATTAGCTCCAGACTTTCTTGTCATTATCCCATCAGGTGCAGTAGCTACTGAATGCCCATGATAGGTGTGTGGTTCTGTTTTTGCCCAGTCATCCATGTACTCTTCTACATGAATTAGCGAGTGTATAAGCTCTACCTTAGCAGTAGTCAGCCCATGTTTACATGCGTCTTTCATCTGCTCATCAAGTTCGTGAGCTATCATATCGTGAAATTGTTTCTTGTGAGGCATTTTAAATTCCTTTCGTTCGTAGGAGAGAAAAGAAGTCGTCTACGAAGGCATTAGTCAACACCATGCGCCCAAAGATCGCAGTGAGTTTTGTGTCTTCTCCAGAATCCCAAAGAATATCAGACTCACCTTCACAAGCCGCAGTCCACGCTTTTTGTAGCACGTCAAGATCAAGATTTCCTTCAGGAGTCATTGCTTTGCGAAGTAGGACTTTTATCAAGTCATTGCCTTCAGCAGAAGTGAGAAGGGAAGTTACATCTTTTATGTTCAATTCAACGATGAACATGACTCCCTTAGCAGCTTTTCTCTGCCAGCCGCCAAGTTTAGCGATGAAGTTATCCTTAAGATGCTTTACCAGTGTTGTGACTACTTGTTCCTTGGTAACGTACACGACTTCTCTCCGTTAGTTAATCTTTTTTCTCATCACGATTACGTCTTCCACGATCCCGATCATCGCATTCACGAACTCCGCAGACGCATAGATCACGATGTTCAAGTCCAACTACTGCCTCACAACGGTGGAAGTTAACTCTCCGACCGTCCATGAAACCCTTTTCCTGCGGTACGAATGTGCAGTCTGCGTAAGCACGAAGTTCTCTATCAGCCACTCGAGCATCTTCACGTGCATCCGCGATAGCGTGAGCAAGAGACTTGAATTCAAGCGCCGTTACTTCCTTGCAACATTCGCAGTCTTTATGCAATGCAATGATGTTCTTTTCAATGCCGCAGATTTGTCCTTCTATGCGACGTTCAAGTCCATTGATTCGCGCGTTCAAACAATCTTCGACTCTGTCTGCTGCCTTCGCAGCGAACATCTCCGCTTTTAGCCTGGCAATTTCATCTTCCTTACATGCCAGTTCTCGACCAAGTTTAGCCTCAGCCTTAGTTTCAAAATCGTGTCCGAGTTCACGATATTCTTCACGCCCACGCACTTCATCATGACGATGAATTTCATAACTTTCACGATGACAGCGGTCATCAGTATCGCCCTTAATTACCACTACCTGTGGAGCAGGTGAAGCACAGGGAGCACAACCACAGCTACCATGAGATGGATATCCATACCCTCTGAATCCATCGTGCTTGTTTTCCTTCCTCGACGTAAGTGCTGTGTTTAGCGCGCTCCAGCCAAGTGCAGTTGTTCCAGCTATTGCACCCCACGTAGCCAGGCCACTTCCACGAGACTGTTGTGGTGCATGGTAGATAAAGCCTTTACCTGATACTTCTTCTTTCAAATCTCCTAACATCTATTTCTCCTTTGGTTAAAGTAAGTTTGATCTCTGCTCTGCTTTGACCTCTGGAGTCATGGTAATGCCTGTCTTGCATTCTACAAGACATGGGCGAAGTCGTAACAAAGTCATGGCTTCGCGTAAATCAGTGTTCATGAATTTCGTTAAGTTATCATGGCGTTCAATAGCGTGGATTATGTTTGTTAGTGTAATGCTTATGATATTCAAAGCTGTAGCAGTGTTGTCTGCGGAAGCTTTCATAGATGATATCGCGTTATTAAGTCCTTCTAATGTTACACCTTGTACCCTGACTACACTGCTTAATTCATTTAAAGTCTTCCCAATTGTACGGAGATAGAATACTTTCTCAACTATAAACACGCCTGCAATTACAGCAAGTACGCCAAATTCTGTGATGAGTCTAGTAGTCTCCGCAACAGGTTCCATTATACAAGCCTCCAATTTGCAACAGGCGCGTCGTAGTCTAGGGAAGAATAATCATCTTCATCTTGGCTGGGATTTATTAAAGGAGAGAAATAACGCTCTCCAAGTTCCAACATCTCCACAACATACGCAGTAGCATCCATCACGTCCCAACGACGTGAGCGAGGGAACATTTTAAGCTGAGATTCTAGAATGTTCATATTCGCACAGCTCTTGTTGTGGTATACTTGTCCTTGACGATAGTATGGAACTAGAGACCTTATCCTCAAAGCCTTTCCCTTCTCTTCCCCATCTCCTCCACGTGCGCGTAGCCAGACTAGCTCAAAGAAAAGTCCTGCCGAGTGCATAGCATTTTTTACAGGCTGTTTGAGAAATTCTTCAAGCCCTGATACTTCCCAGCCCATTACCCGAGCGCCTAAGCGCCTTGACATCTCAAACGCCCGGTGGTAAAGATCATCGGGGAGCATCTTACCACAGTCAATGTCTCGGATGTATAGACGTTGGCTGGCGAGGTCAATTCCAATCCCAACAATTGCAGAGTCTGCTGAATCCATCTTGGCTGTTTTAGCCGGATCGACAATGACAACGGTTTCGATAGAGTGATTTCCTTGCAGTTCGGCATCGTAGAGCCCGATGTCTCGACCTTCATTTATAGTATCTCCCAATGGAATGTTATAGTATCGAAAGTATTCGTCTTTAAAAGCTGCGTCTTTCGTTGAGATCGGAATGTTACGCATTTCTCGGAAAAAGACATCACTCTGACCTGCTGCACTGTAAGCTTCCCATTCCTTAAGAATCTTTTCCTTTGATAAAAACTCTGGTGCAGTTGGATTAAAGTCATCGTCGCAAGCCTCTAGCCTGACTGATGTCCAGTCTCCTGAATCAAGCAGCCGTTGGAGTATAGAATCCTCATGCTTGAGGGTGTCTATGTACACAATTTTGTATGTACTAGATTCTACTCCGACTTGAGGTACTGCTTTTAGCACATCTGCATAGAGCCATTCGTAAGTTTTCTTGCGATATTCTTCATTAGTGATGTACTGAGGATCTTCTATATCATCGAGAATGAAAAGCCCAGGTCTTGAATTCTTGTGTAGCACTCCCCGGACTTGCTGACCTGTGCCACGAGGCCAGACGAGTGTGTTGAAGGCGACCCAAGATTTCTTAGAAAAACTCTCTTCAAAGCCATCTTCAATCTTAGGTCTTATATCGCCAAAGAATGTCTTAATGTAAGGATTGGACATCAGCTCTCGGCGAAGGTTTTCAGTTTGGAGGGATGCTGCATCATGAGATTTATTAATGTAACAGACAAAAGGAGTTATGCCGAATAGGATATACCGAGAAATGAATGCAAGTGCCACAGTTGATGTCTTACCGAATCCGCGTGGTGCAGCGATAGCTACTTTGTTTGCAGGGCCGTCAATGAGTTCGAATATTTTATCATGTATATTGGCAGAGAATGGAAGAGCGAAGCGTTCAGGAAAGAAAGTGGTAGCCATAACTTTAGTGCTGACGGAACAAGCACTGAGGACTTTAGCTACTTCTTGATCAACCTGCATTGTTACTTTCCACTCTTGAATATAGAATAAGCTAATTGAACGCCTGATTCAACGATATCTGGCTGAGGAATTATGTCGAGAACTTTATTTGCCTTTAACGCTGTGGTAGTTAATGCCATTGCCTTATCCCATTTGGCGTCATTGCTTTTTGAAGTGTCTTTCGAAACACCTTCGACAATTGGAAGAGCTACTTCAGCTATCTTGGCTATATCCGCCACTGCGCTTCCAGCTTTAGGAGCTAATGATTCCAAGCCAATCTTCAATGCCGCGAGAGCTAATTTCTTCCACATATCAGTTAAACTCCGTATGAATTTCAAACGGACGTGTCTCCTTCTGAGGCAGTGATGTCAACTATGAGTCCAGCTGCTCTTGCGCTCTCCATGCCACGGGCTTTGAATGCTTCAAGGTCTTGAGGAGTCATGTGCAGTGACTTTGTTTCTGTTTTGACAGGCACACGGAAGCCGGAGAATTCAAGCATTACCGTGTCAGCTACACGAAGCTTAGTGCTCATAGGCACTGCGCGTTCGGTTATAGTGCCGTCTTCGGACTCTTCGAATTTTGTAAGTACTTCATCGTAAACATCTAAAGCTTTGTTGCGTAGAATTCGTATACGTTCTTGGACTACTACTGCGTCTTTGTCACGTTCTTTACGAAGTTCATCTATTTTTGGCACTGCCACAGTTGAGTTAATTGTGTTTGAGACAGTTACTAGAGAGATATTCAGTATCTCTGCGATTTCAGTGTTCTTAAATCCACTTACGTGAAGATTTATTATCTCATGATTTCGTTGCCAGAGGTTTAATAAGTTGCCATTCTTACGCTTGGGTCCAACCGTAGCTACACTTCTACGACGTCCGTCTCCTCCAAGTGAGGCAGTGTATACCTCAGGAGGAAGTCCTTTTGGCATTTGTATGTATTCTTGCGCTGTGTTCATTTTTGTATAATACCAAAGATGGTGTATGGTGTCAAGTACACTGTTTGGTATTTGTTGTTAGGTATCTATGATTGATTTTTTTTAAGCTTGGGCTGTAGGTTGGTAAGGGAATTGGAAAAGGTGGATGGGTTAAAATACCGATTAAACTGTGTATAACGGTTTATAACGATTTTAAATGAAAAATACATAGCCAGATATGGCTTTGCTAATTAAGCCGTATAAAACCGTTACAGAAAATGTAATTTTTTTGTTGACAATTTTTACATTTTTGTTATTCTGACAATGTGCAATTTCGCACAATTTGACAATCAAATAAAGGAGAATAATATGGATACAAAAATACGGAACACGGTAAATATTTCAACAACAGTGAATATTCATGATGCAGCGATTGTAATGAAGTATATGCAAGCTAATGGATTGAAAGTCACATTTGCCGGAATAGCTAGTTTTGCGGTAGGAATTGCTGCTGAGTTAGCCAAAGCTAAACAGGGAATACATGTAACGACTAAAGAGGCGTGGGAAATGATGTATGAGATAATGCCTCCAGCTGCGCAGAAGAGGAATTCGATGAAGAGGTTAGTTAGCTCTGTGGCAGATGATGACTTGGAAATGGCATTAGCCATGCAGCAGAGAGGTGGAGGGAGACCTATAGAGACTGAAAGCGTACGAGAATATGCGACACAGTATGCCAGTACGTGGGAGTCAGAAGAGTATTCGGGCTGTGAGGATAATTCAAATGCAGATAACTTGGATGGTGTAGAACTTCCAATCTCGGCTGAATGAGAGACTATTTGAAATTTAAACAGAGTTAAAATGTAAGGATGAAATATCAGAAAATACCATTGACAAGAATTTAGATATATGGTATTTTTAGTGGGAACGCCGGTTGTCCACAGTAATTAATTAATACATTTGATAGAGTTATTACCATTCAACTCTGTTTGAATTTCAAACATTCTGGCGTTTTCAGTAGTTAACACTTTTGGAGAATAAAATGCTTGAAGAATTTTGGAAAGTGGTTTTTAATTTGTTTTTGTTTGGGTCTTTGGTGTTTACTTTCTTTGTGCCATCGGGTGGATTATTTGTAATGCACGAGAATTATGGAGATCAGGGTTTGGATATTGGAGGAAGTGAGATGAGTTTTGAAAGTGCGAAGAAGTTTGTTCTTAGTGAACAGATAGAAGGAGGTTATGTTAATCATCCAGAAGATCGAGGTGGAGAGACTAACATGGGGATTACTGGAGTTACGTATCATGATGCGTTACGGAAGGGATTGATTAGCCTGCCTCATCCAGGACTGGCATATTTGACTAAGAGTGAGGCAGAGAAGATCTATAAGTATCTGTTCTGGGATGCGCCGAACTTACGGTTAGAGCAAGTGAATAGAATAAACGAATCTGTGGCGACGGTGTTGTTTGATCTTGCAGTTAATTCAGGAACAGTGAATGCTGCGAAGGAATTGCAAGCGTTGGTGGGAGTGACTAAAGATGGAATTATCGGCCCGAAGACACTTGCGGCAATTGAAGTTAGAAGTGCAGATAGTAATCTAGCTGAAGATTTCATCTGGCAGAGATTGGATAGGTACTATAGGATTATTCAGGCTGATAAGAGTCAGTGGGCGTTTATGAGGGGTTGGAGGAATAGGTTGAACTTGTTAGCGGATGAGATTGGAGTGGGGAGGTTTCCGATATGAGAGAGCTGGAGATATGGTATGTAGATGGGAGTTATGAGCAGCTTAAAGATATAGCTAATTTTGAGATTGGAGAAAGGTTGTTGAGCTACAAATGTAGTACGGAGCTGGACTTACGCCACAACCGCTGGACAATGATACCGTTCCAGCAGATTAGGAAATTCAGGAGTGCCACATTTAATGATTAGGAGACGGGATGAGATGGGAAAGAATCTAGGAGCAGTGATCTTTGCGATTCCAGAGACATGTAGCGAGTGCAGGTTTAAGCACATGCTAGGGCCAGGGAATGCCGAGTGTGTGGTGAGTGGATTTAAAATTCTGCCCATTCCCGAAGCTGGCCGAGCGCCACATTGTCCGATCATCGCTTTGACGAAAGGGATGGTTAATTATATTAAAAATCCAGGAGGTGATAATAGATGATTGATAATCCTTACAGCATAAATGAGCCAGACTTACGCGAGGAGTGGTTTGCTATGCAGGAGACTATAGTGTTTGATTTCGATGGAGTACTTCATGAGTGCGCCAGTAAGTGGGTCAGCGCGGAGGTTATCTTAGATGAGCCAGTAGAAGGGATGGTCACAGCGTGCAGGGAGTTAATGGGCCAAGGATATAGATTGGTGGTGCTAACCACAAGAGCCAAGACCGACGCAGGGAAGGCTGCGGTAACCGAGTGGCTTGAGAAGTACAAGTTTCCAATTATGGAAGTCACACACGGGAAGCCTTTAGCATGTGTCTACGTAGATGACAAGGCAATTAGGTTCATGGGAAGTGCGAAGATGATGATGGAGAAGATTAAGCTTTTCCAACAGCCTTGGAACAAAGGGGATTGGCTGATGCGCCGGATGCGCCAGTCAGCACTTCAACCTTCTGTGCCTTGTGCTCCTTGTGCTCTTGTAAACTTGACATTGGGCTAGTGGTCCATGGTAAAGCCATCTGCGCCAGTTGCGCTGAGCGTCTACGATCTTTCAAGCCAGATCCGCTCCTTTCAAATAACTAATGGCTAATGGCAAAACGAAGGAACGAAGGAACGAAGGCATGAATGCTCGAATGCATGAAGGCATGAATGCTCGGACTTCGTCCTCGTCAAAGCTGGTTTGAAATTCGAACAGAGGTTGGGAAGTTTAAGCCATATCTACTACCTTTGTTCGAATTTCAAACCGACTGGCCAAATCGTAGTTAACGCTTACCAACTCAGCTTCGGGCCAGTCTCCGTTAGAATTTCAAACCAAGTTCAAAATTCTCCTGAAATCTCCAAGGAAGGGCGCGGGTTCCGCAGATAGTTCAAAAGTCCTTCCTTCCTTCCCAACTCTGTTAGAATTTCAAACCAGCTCGTTTGGGGCAGAGAATTAATCTCCTCTCCTCTCCTCTCCTCTCCTTGCACTTTGTGCAAAAAACTTCCAATTAAAATACCATTAAATATCAAGGAATTTCTTTAATATTTTGTGGGGCTTCTATCACCTTCATCATAATCCATTCTTCCCCCAAAAGACTTCATTAAAAGATAGTGAGAAAGGAGATAGAGTTAAAGGGTTGATGAAGGAAAGGAGTAGAGTAAGAAAGGGAGAAGAAATTGATTAAGGTGAAATTGAAAGTGTTAAGTTTTTGAATTTGAAAAATTTCTCTGATGGCTGAGTTATGACAAACTAATAAAACTAAAAAAATGTGCAAATGGCAAAATAAAAACATAGTAAAACTTCTTACCTCCCCTAGGGTTGGAGAAAAAGAAAAAGAGTCAAAAAATTGAATTAAAAAAAAAAAAAAAAAAAAAAAAAAAAAAAAAATTTTTAATTTAAAAAAAAAAAAAAAAAAAAAAAGTTAAAAAAA